CATGCCCTGGGTAGGGAGTTGGTGCTTGCGTGCGGCATCCGCGAATGGGCGGCCGGCGCGTGCTAATGGTGCATATAGATCAACTAGATATTGTGGCACTACTAAACCTGCAAAGTTGGAAGTTCCAACTGCACGCTTTTCAATTGCCATTTCCTGTTGGTGTCTTGCGATGCGTTGCGCTGCATCTGCATCAGTTTTGAAATTTGCTTTCAATGCATCAGTTAAGAAATCATTTCCTGATCTCTCTGAATAGGTTAGTTCTTCGCGGGTAACAGTAAAGCCACCTGCACGAACTTCTTTCTTTGATTCAATATTTGCATCCACTTTAGCAGCTAGATCAGCGGCCTTTTGATTGCGGATCTCAATATCGGACATCTGCTCAATTCTTTCATCCAACTTTTTAATCTCTAGGTTTAGGGCTTCTACATTAGCCAACTCAACCTCAGATAGATCGCGTGCTTCTTCTGCGGCACGATCTAAAGTTGCTTGAATAAGAGATGTCTTTGATTCGCGCTTCTCTCTTAAAGAAGCTAGAAATGTATTAGACATTTTTCTCCAATTTTAATAGTTGTTTAGTGTGAAGGTGTAACGCGCTGATAAATCAGGGTTAGGTGTTCTACGACTTCTAGGAATTATATCTCTTTTTTTAAATTTTGTAGTATTTGCATAGCAGTGTTAAATCTTGTTTTGTCATCAGATCTATTTTGATTTGCAATTTTTTCTGACCAAGATTTTCCAGCATCTCCACCCCATAAAGCCCAAGCAATGCGACCATTGGAAGGATAACCATCTTCACCTGGACTAAAGCCTTCAGCCTTCTTATCTACTTCGTGGCGTGCAAAAAAAGATACCATCCGATTTACTGTATCTAAAGATAAATTTTTGCCATTAACAATATCCCTAGCCCTGGCAATACCAACTTCAGTGCCACCCCTGCCAAACTCACTGCGCCAATCTAAACCGCGCTGTGCTTCATTTTTCATAGCTTCAGTAGGTTCATAACCTTCAGCCCTATTTTCTCCAAACTCAGAAATATTTATAGCTGTTAATTGATCCTCTGCCTGTGCCTGGGTTTTATGGCAACCCAATAACTCATTAGTGTCAGATTTAACTACTGCATACCCTTCACAATCAGGATGGTTACTTACTACGCTGTATGGCATCTAAGATCTTCCTGGCTTCATCTAATCTAGGTGTTAATTGTGGTTGGCCTTCGCGCATACCGGTAACACTTGCCAATTCACCATAAGCACCAAAGGTAACTAAAGATACTTCGGCTAAATGAGCTTTGATTCTTTCCATAACCCCATCAGGTCTTTTACGATTTTTGATCGGCATAAATCCAACAGATAATTGATCTAATGCGCCATCTTTGACTAACTCTAATGCTTCATCACCTTCGCGGGTTTTTGAAATCTTAAATTCAGCATATAGGCCATCATCTGTTTCTTTAAGTAATGTTGCACGACCTAAAACATTGTTTTCGCCGTGACCCCTAAGAAGCTTTACCCGGTGTGGTGCTTTGATAACTTCTGCAAACACGCCTTTTCTAAATACTTCAATCATTGTGCTAGTGATTCGTTGCTCTTTGTTGTAAGGCACGGCAATACCAAAAATGGTACGGCCATCCCCATTGGCGCGCAACTCTAAATCAACTGTGTAACTTCTATTTTCTATTTTTTCAATTGACATAGTTTTCATCCTCTACTGTATCCACCACATCACTTTGCATTGATTGATCTACTGAACTATCTTCTTCATAATCCATTGGATCAAGATTTTCATAATTTCTAACTTCATCTACACTTAAAAATCCATTAGATAAAGCAACTGCATAAGCATCATATCTGCTAGCTGTATCGGTCTTTAGTAATGAATCATATTTAAATGCGGCTGTTTGACCACGGACAAGTAAATCAGAAAATGCCGCTTCTATTCTTTCAGCAATAGGTTGTATTGACCATTTGATTAATTGTAAGTTTTCTTGCTCAACATTGGAATAAGTGCGGCTTGAATTAGGTGAACCTAAAAAGTAAGGCGGCAATCCCAAAATATTGGCAGCTTCAGTTAAGCCGGCTGTTTGTGCTTCAACCAATTGTGATTCTGCCGCATTGCTACTTAATACTTCAAAATCAGTAGATGAGTTCATAACCACTGGGGATCTATTGCGTGATGAATACATTGCCATCCAAGCCGACTTTAATGCGTCAGCTTCTTCCTGGCTTAAATCAGGATTAGCAGATTTGATAACTGCTGTTGGATTAACGCCACCATCAAAGTATCTTGATGCGTATTCATTGATTGCAATCTCTTTACCTAAAGCTTGTTTTGCAACTGCCAAAATACCTTTACCAACTAAATCACCAGGCATTGTAAAATTTTTAATATGCAATATTTCTGATTGCTCATAAGCTTTATCATCAATGTTATAGATAATTCTGCCGTTGTTGGCTCTCATAACTTGAACACGATCAGCCGATACTGGATAAATACTATCAGGCAATCCATTTGATCCTGGTTCACCAAGTACAGCTACATAATTGCCGTGAATAATTAAAGATGCGGCCATTGCACTAATTGTTTCCATACGCGTTTCAGTAGGTACTGGCCTTAATAAAATTTGTGGTGTTGGTAATACTTCACGCTTATTGCGATATGCACACAAAGGCAATGCACCAATAGCATCAGCTATTAAAGTTATTCCACGATAAATTGCAGGAATACCCAAAGCGGTATTTTGATCTACATAAGCACCTGCCCAATTGCCTTCAAAAAATCTACCAACACGGCCTAAAGAATCTACATAGCCGGATGATGTATAAACCATTGATGGTTGTATTTGTCTTTTAAGCAATCGGCCAAGCATTATTTACCTCTGTTTTCCAAAGCAACGCCAAATAAAACTAAGAATGCACCTGACAATATTACAGCCACAATTGGATTTATGGTTGCGACACCTGCAACTATTAGCAAAGAACCTGCTACTTGTAAAGCGGATGATAAATATTTCATTAGTAAATCTTACTCCTTGCCACTGGCTGTTCTTCTAATTTAGTGACCACTCCATAGCGTGCCAATGTAACCGCTACCAATGGTGTTATGTTTGTTGTGCTTTGACGATTCCAAGCCCAGGAATCGCCTAATGGCCGTTTGGTAGATCCCAATATTGCAGATTTCAAATTAGGATCATCTAAATGGCATATAGTTTTAGCTTGCACTGCATCATAAAAAGAACCACACGCCCTAGCGTAATCCCTTAAATGAATACTCATTACACCAACATCCTGTTTTTCTAACTCAGGTATTAAAGAAGCTGCGGGTGATCCAGTATCTATTACAACCTTAGTGTTGTACTTCCGGCACAATTCAATCAATCTAGGCAATACCCAGGATGTGCCTTCTTTACATTCAATAAGTTCAATTGGGGTAAAGTCTTTGACTAAGGCAGATACACCAATAGATGCTTTATCTCTTTCTCTTGAAATATCAACCCCAAAGACAACTTGATTGCCAACCACAATATCTGTCCTGGCTAATGATTCCCAAAGTTCAGTATTTATGACTTGTACTGCATTTTTAGCAGGCCAAACATTTAACCATTCTTTTGTAAAAATATCCGGGCTATTGGTTGCTGCCGCTTCCCTTACAGCTTCAATTAAAACACCCTTTTCTTCGTGCAATGATGGAATTGCTTCAAACCAAACACTTTCATCCATATAATCAAAATCATCTTTTGATGGACACCATTCAAACCAAGCAAACCTATTTTGTGGCTCTGCTATTTCTCTATGACCTATTTCCCGATAATGTTCTAACAGCTCTGATTCTCCAGGTTTGCCGGCATTAGATAAAATCCACAATTGCCCATTACGCTTAGTTGCAAGTGTTGGTTGTAAGTTGGCAATTAAAGATAATGGATGGGTTAATGCTTCATCAATTACCATAAGATTTAAACTAAGACCGCGTGCGCCTTTATCATTAGGTGTAACGATTCCATAGGTAGAACCATTGCGCATATAAATTTTTTCACTGCCATTGACTTTAGATACCCTGGCAATACGCTTGCTAAATTTAGGTGACATTTGAAAACTTAATAAATGTTCTTCCCATTTAGCTTTGGCCATATTACGATCTTGCGCCGTATAAGCTACATGCCGCTTAGGTTGCAATAATTCAAAGGCAATACGCGTTTCAATAAGTTTTGATTTTCCATTTTGCCTACCTACGGCGGCGCATACAGTTCTATATTTGTATGAATCATCAGAATCTTTTTCTAAGCCAACATCAGCTATAAGCCGTTGCCAATCAAATAAATCAAACCCTAATAACTTTGCTACCTGGGCTAACTTATCGCCATCTGTAGGTAAAGACTCATCACGCTTAGTAGCCCATCTAGGTGGACATAAGATTTTACTCAAAAATATCACCATCATCAGGCAATGAAGTTGAATCCCATATTTCCCGCAACTCCCTGGATATGGATGGAATCGTGTGGGTGTTATTGCCGGTCTGCTCAATCAAATCCCAAGCGCGGGATAGACCTAGTAGCATTTCTTTTTTTACCCAATCAATATCATCCCGATTTTTAAGCGCATCAACCATTGCATCAGTATGTTTGCCTAAACTTACAGCTTTACCAGGTTTTACTGTTTTTGATGGCTTTGCGTTTTTGGTTGCCATAAATCGCCCCCCTAGAGTAGTTGCATTTTGCACAGGCTGGCCTTAGAGTTCCGACCCACAGCTCAGGTGCTGGGAAGGAATCAATAGGTGGATGATGATCCAAAGTAGTGGCAACAACCTTTTTGCAATAAAAACAATTGGGTTTTTGTTCCAACACAATTTTCCTTATTTTTTTGTAAATCGTGCCATATTTCCTAGTTTTTATATTTTTCATAAATTATTTTTTTATTTTTTCACAACCCCAGGGGAGAGAGAAACCGCGAACGGCGGCGTATTCTGCGCACGCTCAAAATAGGAAAAAAAGCACCCATTATTTAATCTATCTTACTTACAAACACATAGATGTCTGATGTAGCGGATGTTGCTACACCCCACAATACTTCACCCTCAGCTAGTTTAAGTATCAATTTATCCCCATTGTCTATCAAATAACCATCTGTTGTTGTTACATCTGATCCACCAATGTGAATTGCGCCTTTACTATGTAAAGCAACATCTCTACTTACATTATCAACAGCGATCAATTCTTTTTTAGTAGTTCCAACTGAAATCTTATTAGCTTTTATTGTCATTTATTTGTTCCTCACTTTGATGCCTTGCCTTTCTAAACCTGGCAAAGTCTTTATGTTGTCTTTGACCTATCCACATCTTGCGTTGATGTTCCATCTGCACACCTGTGTGTGCGTACATCTTATAGCCAAAACTTCTAGCTCTAAGACAGAACAATAAATCTTCACCTACCCATTCGTGATGCAAAGGCATATCCTGATAAAAGCACCATTTGTCACCCTGGTGAATTTGATCGGCTTCTTTTACAAACCGCTCAAAGACGGATCTATGTATCAGGATAGCCCCTGTTCCGGCTGCATCAACCTCTATTATTGTATCTTCTTCATAATCGTGAACTGCATATAAACCATTGTC